GCTGTCGAATGCGATGTTTTCCCTAAGCTGGCCGGTTGTCGTTTTCATCTGACACCTCTGGATCAGAGAACTTACCGCGCTTGCGTAGCCGCACAGCTTTGCCGGCATCGATCGCCGCAGCTCCGCATCGTGTAGTGACAGAAACCGACATCCCATCACGATAGGCGATTGTCACGGCCGGCGTTGGCTTCCAGTCGAAGTCACCAGTGAAGCGAACCCACATGGTCAGACCCTCATGAAAGCCAGCCACGTCCCCTCGACATGCTGGATTAGTCGCCGTCCGCTTTTATGGAGTTCCTCAAGCACAGCCTGCACGTCGACCGTCCCGCGAGCATGGTAATCGTGATAAACGATCATCCCGCCCTTGCGGACACGGTTAAGCGCAAGGAACTGATCCTGCATGACGCCCCTCGCGCCATGATCGCCGTCGATGAAGGCGAAGTCGCATTCCGGAAGATCGTCGATCAGGAGATCGTGCGAACCATGGCGCGCGATCAGGAGCCGGAAGCGCGAATCGTCCAACGCCAGGTGCGCCGGCTGCTGTGGAACCTCACGCCGCTGCACAATCTTGTCGGTGACGTAGCCTTGCGGCACGTCGATGCCGACATAGCGCTCGATCGTCACAACGTTGCGCAGCAATGCCTTGGCAGTGCGCCCTTCATTCACGCCGAACTCGATGGCGACCTTGGGCGCAACCGATCGCGCGAGCGCTACGAGCACCTCTAGTTCGCCGGGGTTCATGAAACGGGCGTTTAGCCCGCTCCAGTCGATCGGATGGACGTCAAGGTCAGCCTGCGGAACGGCCGGCAGCTTGAGCAGCGAAGGCTCGTAGACGGGTCGTTGCGGCTGGAATGTCGATGGTTTTCTGGCAAGCATGGCTGTGGCTGAAACACTGACAGGGGTTGATCGGATCGATGCCGAGGTAAGGCGAATATCGGGCCCCGCCGGCAAAGGATGAAGAGTTCTCGTAGCCGCCGAAGATGACGGTGGCCGGCGTTCCGACCGCCTGCGCGAGGATCGCCGCAAAGCCCGGCGAGGTGACGACGAGCGCGGCGACCGAGGTCAGGGCGGCGATGGTTTCGAAGTCCAACTCACCACGGTGGAATTCGACGTCGGCCTTGATCGGGTGGCCGGCCATCCATTCCTTACCCGACACCAGGTCGGCGACCGACACGACGAAGAAGTCGTCGCGAATCGTTGCGAGCAGGTCGCGATAGGCATCGTGATCGGGATTGCGTGCCTGGCAACCGCTCCACTCGGTGCGCTCGTTCAATGGGCGATAGATGAGGATCGGTTTTTGCGGCCGCCATGTGTCGAGCAGCTGACGAACCTGCTTCATCCAAGCATCTGGAATCGGCAGCCGAAAATCCGCCGTCGCATAGTCCGTTCCGGTCACCCGGCACATCGCTGCCAGAACAGACCCCTGCGAGCGGACCTGGTCAGGCGAATAGCTGACCTGCACGGCACGGCGGAAGCGCGGCAACCCGCCGCGATGGAATCTTCCGGCTTCGCGGCTGGCGTTCTTGGCCTGCGTGCGCAACACCGTCGCCTTGTGGATGACTTTCAGCCCATCGGCGATCAGGTCGTGATATGGCGCGACCCACGAGCTTTCGAGATAGACTTCATGGCCGCGCATCAATTGCCGGATCACGGCGCGCTGGTGGAGATTGTCACCCAGACCGTGCATGCCGCGGACGAGGAGGGGCATCATCGGTATATTTTCCGCATCTCGATCAGGCTGTTCGCCGAAAATGGGATTTCCGCGACGACAGCGCCGATCGCAACCGGCTCGCGCGATTGATACCAATTGGCGACCAGGATCATGACGATGAGCCGATCCACCGGGTCCTGCTTGAGATCGGGATCGTCGCCGGAACCAGTTACGTCAGGATCGTCAAAGCCGGCCATGAAGCGCAAGCGCACGGCCTGCGGGCGGTTCGACAGGGCCGGTGACGAAAAGGCATCGGTGAAACGGAGGGTCGCGCCTTCGGCTGTGACGACATAATACCAGTCGCCCGGCGCAAGCGTCTGCTCGACATGGTTTTCATCGAGATAGAAGACTTCAGTCACGTCGCGAATCGGCGCAGCGGGAATGGCAATCGGCCCACACCATCTATCGACGCGGTACTCGAACTCCGTTGGCAGCAGGATCCTGCCCATGCGATCCTCGGCAAGGCGTGTTGCAGCGCGGATGTAGGCCTTGATCAGTTCGTCATCGTCAGTCGTATCGACGATGACATGTGCCTTCACGTCGTCGACTGAGACGAAAAGGCCGTCAGGCTGTGAAAGCCGCATCAACATGCAAGCGCCTCCTCGAGGCTCATCTTCGGAAACCGTGAAAGGGTGGAAACAGGGCTGCAGTTGATCACCGCTATGCCAAGGTGCGCGAGCATCTCGGCCGCATTGTCGAGGCACCGGCGCCAGCGTTCGACATTCTTGGTCGACGGATTGTTCATCAGGCGCGGATGTTTTCCATGCCAATGCACGCCCAGATCGATGCGCATGTCGTAGCCGACCAGGATCACCTTGCGCGCACCGAACTGGACGGCCAGGTTCAATGCCTGAAATCCGCTGTTGCCACCGGACCCGATGGTCCCTGGCCGATCCAGTTGCAAACGGTCAGAGCCTCGTTCAAGAGCCACGCGGCGGAGACCCCACTGCGACGCCGCCACCGGATCCTGACTGATCTTCAATCCGGCAAATTGGCTTGCACCGGATGCGGCGTTCCACCACGCCAGATCGTGGGCATAAAGAACGTCGGCCCATGGTGCCAACTGCCACGAATTGTTGATGGCGATCAGTCTTGCCCGACCTCTGGCGATTTCGAGCGGGACTTGGGATGCTGATGGTCCGCTGGCGACGATGACGGCTGTTTGCCGGTGCCAGTCCGGGAACCAGAAGGGCGCGAGGATGCCTTGCCGGCCGCCTCCGCATCCGGGAGGAAAAGACCACCCTCGTAGAGAACCTTCGCGCGGCGGTGGGCAATGGCCGGAAAATCGCCATCCTTGCCGAACCGCGCGCCTTTTTTCACACGGCCCTCCTGGCCGAGCCAGGGCCGCAATGCGGTACCGGAAACATCAGACATCTTCATCTCCCTTGAATGGCCGGGCGGCGTCTGTCGCCGCCCGGATCGATTGGCCCGACCCGATCAAGTCGCCGAGGTGAATCCGCCGTAGATGAAGGCTTCGGGGCGGAACACGGCGAGAGCCACGCGCTCTTCGCAGCGCATGGTGAGCATGTTCTTTTCGAAGTCGTCATTGTTCTCGGTCGCGATCTCGACACCCATCTCCTCGCGATCGTAGAGCTGCGCGCCGCCGGCAAAGGCGCCGGTGAGGAAATTGCCCTCGAAATCGGCAATCTCGGTCGGTACGACAGGGAGGCCCCACAGCGTCGAACCGGCCAAGCGAAGCGGATTGGCGAACACGTACTGGCCGTTTTCGTCCTTGGTCAGCTCGGTTGCCGCCCAATCCATGAAATGCATCACGATGCCGGTTGCCGGCAGCCGCGCCAGTTGCGCCTGCAGCATGGCCAGCCGGATGTCGTCGATCCGGTTGTGATGCGGCACGGTGAACGCCGGCGCGAATGCCTCCGCCTGCGGGATGATGCCGTGCAGATGGACGCCAGTACCGTCGCCGAAGAGGATTTCCTCTTCCTCGACATATTTCAGGCCATAGCGCATTTCGCGGTCGACGTCTGACTGCAACTGCTTGAAGTCGGCCAGGATCTGCTTCGATGCCTTGAAGATGTGGGCGATCGTCGAGACAGGCGTCATCTTGCTGTCGTAGGCGATCGTCGATTCCGGCTTCTTCGTGCCTTCCGACACGACACGCGCCGCATTGGTGAAGCCGGTTTGCTGAACCCAGAAAATAGCCGGGCTCTGGGTCTGGCCGACAGGGATCAGGTCACGCACAAACAAGCGCTGCTTGGGCGCCACCTGAATGCCGGGCAGGATCTGCGGCTGGACGATGCCGGGATTGTCGCCGACCGGATAGTCGACGCTGGTGATTGCGGCATTGACCGAGAAGCGGTGCTTGCCGCGCGCCGAGGACCCCTGTGCGGCGAAATCCTTCGTCTTCTGATCGGCGACCAACTGGGCGCCGATGGTCTTGTGAGCGGACGTCTTGTCGCCCGGGCGGCGAACGATTTCCTGCTCTGCCGCCGTGAGGCGCGCCTGGGCTTCGTTCAAGGCTCCCTTGAGAGACGTCTGCTCGATAAGAAGCTTGTCGACATCGGACTTGGTGGCGGTCAGAAGTTCGCCCTTGTTCTTGACCTCGGCCAGGGCCTCTTCGGCCTTTTTGGACAATTCGTCCGACTTCTGGTTGAACTTGGTGGTGACCTCCGCGAGTTTGTCGGTGAGGGCCTTGAAGTCCTGCGCCGATACTGCCGCCGCACCCTCGGCGATCAGCAAGCCGCTCGAATGATGTGTGGTCAGGATGTCCGGTCCAAGGCCGAAGGCTACGGCGATCACGGCAAGGGTGAGCAGCCCGGCAATCGCCAGGAGCGTATAGGTCTTATTCATTGGATTTCTCCTAGGGGTTGATGTCTATGCGCGACAGGACGTTCATCGCCTGGCGCATTTCGGCTTCACCAACGTCACGTGTGGTGTCATCGGCAACGTCACGTGTGCCGGTCTTCAGTTCGGAAATCAGGCGCTTGCGTTCGGCCTGTGGCAGGCCGGCCTTGGCAAGTGCCAATTCGACCCGGCGAGCGGCTGCGCTGGCGCCGAGTTCAAGGCTGGCCTTGGCGTCCTTGGCGACCTGGTCGGCCGGCAGGAACGCATCGGCAAATCCCTTGTCGACGGCGTCAGAGCCGGCAAGCCAGGTTTCCTTGTCCATCATCTTGGCAATGTCCTTGGCGTCCATACCAGAGCGGGCGGCGTAGACGTCCGCGGACGCCTTATCGAAGGATTGAAGGACATCGGCAATGTCATGCAAGTCGTTGCGATCGCCGACCGCCATTACCCAGGTATTGTGGATCATCAGGAACCCGGCGCGGGGAACCTCGATGCGGTCGCCCGCCATACTGATGATCGAGGCCGCCGATGCGGCCATGCCTAGAACCTTGACGGTCACCTTCTGCTTGTGATCTCGCAGCAGGTTGTAGATGGCGAGGCCTTCCATGAAATCGCCGCCGGGCGAATTGATGTTGACCACGACCTCACGATCGCCAATGGCGCGCAGCGCGCCGGCGATGCGGCGAGCCGTAACGCCATCGCCGAAGAAGTCGGCGCCGATGACGCCGAGGATCGAAATCGTGTTCTCGGTGGTATCGTCGGATGCTGCACGGATGTCGGCCTGCCAGCGACCAAGCGCCGACGGGCAAATTTCAGATCCAAGACCGGAGCGCATGGATATGGCCGGCATCGCCGGCAGGTCACGAACGGTCATGCCGCTTTCCTTTCCTCGCGCTCTTCGATCAGCCAGGCACGCAGCGCATTGCGCACCGAGTTCGCGTCACTTTGCTGCTTTCCGATCTGGTCAAGAGGCACCAGGGCGGACTGGACGGTGAGAACGTCGCCGCCCGGCTTGGGCGCCAGATTGTCGAGCTTTCGCAACTCGTCCCGGGTGCGCAGTCCGTTCTGCGCCAGCGACGACATCAGCGCGGCACGGCCGGCGCTGTCGGCGCGGAGGAGCCCCTCGAAGTTGAATTCGAAATAGATGCCGGCGGCCCTGTCGGTCGGCGTGACCAGGCGCGTGTTTACGGCTGATTCGATGCGCTTTAGGTAGGCCCGCAGACCAAGGATCAGCCAGCCGAGGATGATCTGTTCGACGCCGGAACCCCACATCGTCTGGCCTTCCGAGGCATGGCCGACGAGAATTGGCGGCACACCCATCCAGCGGCAGACATCTTCCACGGAGAAGCCGCGCGCCATGATCAGTTCGGCATCGCGAGGCGTGATGTTGAGCGACTGCCAATCGAAGCCCGGCGGCATGATGATGCCCGAGCCCTGGCCTTCGTGGCCCTCGAAAGGCTTGACGTAATTGTCCATGAACTGCTGGCGTTGATCCTTGTCCATCGTGACCGGCGGCTTCCAGAACCCGCTGTTGCGAAGGCCCTTGGAAAACAGCCGGGCGGACGCCCGTTCCGCCGAGATGGCTGCGCCAAGCGAACGAGCGGCATAGGCGACGGGCGAAAGCCCCTCGTCCTCGTCGTTGGGTGCGAATCCCTTGATGTGGAAGACCTTGTCTTTCGGCAGGTCTTCGTTCTTGCCGCGGTCATTGAACCTATAGAACAGCCGGTCCGACGAATCGCGCAGCGGTGTGGTGTTTTCGGCCTTCATCGGCTGCAGGGCCACCAGCCTGTCACCGATGAATTTTTTCTCGGCATACGAATTGCCGAAGTCGCAAAGCGGGGCGATACGCCCTTCCCAGAACTCCACCGCCGTCTGATCGGCATTCGGCGTGATCTGAAGGATCTCGTAGAGCCGATGGTCCTTTCGCGCCGTGCGCTGATCATTCGATGCTGTCGCGAAGACGCCGGCGGGCAAGGTGGAAATCGTCTCCGAGATCAGCCGCTTCGCCGCCCACCATGTCGACAGCTTCATGGCGCTGTCCGGCGTCACGTTCTGGCCGGAATCGTGGTCGAAGCCCCACATCATACGCCACTTGTCCAGATCGGAGGTGACGTTCAACCGGCCGGTGAGCCATTTCCAGATCGCCATCTACATCACCGCGGCCGGTTGTGAGAGCCATGAAGCAAGATCGACACGTGGCTTTGCCTCCGGGTTCCAGCTCATCAGGATCGCCGCGCAAAGCATGGCGATGACGGGATCGATCTTGGTCCGGCCGGCAGCCTGTTTGGTTGCCATGTTGCCGTTGCCCTTGACTTCGATTTTCACATTTCCGACCGACCAGGCCATCATGGCCGAGCCGTCATGGCTAATCGAATTGTCGCTCAACTTGTGCTCCAGGCCCCACAAGGCCGGAGACAATGCCGGACCCTGGCGCAGCCGGTGCAGCATCAGCCCTGTGATTTCCTTCAAGGCCAGCGCGTCGACGAAGGCGGCGATGTTGTTAGGATCGAAGCCGACCGCGTTCTTTTCAGGCAGCAGGCCGGCATCGAGCAGTCGTTCGGCAATCGCCGCGATTTTCGCCACATAGGCCGAAACCTCGCACAGCGTGAGCGAGCCTTCCTCGACGAAGCCGAGCAGCCGCGGCGCAATCTCCTTACGGATTTCAAGCACCTTCGGATGCGCGAATGCATGGGTCCAGACCAGCCAGCGTCGCGTCACCTTCTCGCGACCGATGACGCAGACGCCGAACAGATCGTCGAGACCGCCGCCATCGGCGCCGACCACGGCCACTTCAGAGCGCCGAATCAGCTCTTCCAGCGTCAGCGTCTCGTCGGCGCATTCTTCCCAATATTCGGCACCGCGCCAGCCGTCGCCGGCGATGCCGACGCCGATCTCGATATTGAGATGCTGGCTGGCCCAGATCTGTTCCGTCTCGGCTGTCGCCGAGCCGTTGTTCTCGTAGTCCTCGATCAGGCGCTGCGGGCTGATCGAGCGGCCGATGTTCGGCAGCAGGTATTTCCAGTGTTTGCGATCGCGCCAGAACGTCTGGTCGCGCTGCTGCTCGGGAGGAAACTCGTATAGGACCGGCAGCATGATCGGCGCCTGGCCGCCCCTGCCGTCGCGTATCTTGCGCGCCTTGTCGAGTTCCGTCTTCCAGATACCGGCCGGCTGTTCGTCCGACTGTGTCGTGATCATCAGCAGTTGGCCACCCTGCATGGTGATGCCGCCGCCCCTGATCTGCTGCAGGACCGCCGCGGCCTTCGCTTTCTTGCCCAGCTCGTGCACCTCGTCGATGATCGTCAGGATCGGTATTTCGCCGGTGACGATCGAGGTGTCGAAGGATTTGACGTCGAGCTTCGTGCCGGTCTTGCGGCGCTCGATGCATTTCAGGTGATCCTGCACCTTGAAGATGGCATCGAGCCGAGGATCGAGCCTGATCATGCCCTGCGCCTGGTCGAAACACCGTTCCGAGATGTTCTGGCTGGGCGCGACGATCAGCATCTGTCGGTTCGGCGCTTCCTCCATGAACAGCGCGGTCAGGCCGAGGGCGGCGACATAGGTCGTCTTCGAATTCTTCTTGGGAACCATGCAAAGCAGTTCCCAGACCAGGCGCTGCTTGGTGTCCGGATCCTCGCTCGCCAGGAAGGCGCACAGGATATCGCGGAACCATTCGCCACAGGCCTCAGACAGCGGCGGATTGCCGGGCACGTCTGGCAGCTTCAGCCTGTTGAAGAAAGCCAGCGCCTTGGCCGCCTTCTCCTGGTTGAGCGGGACATCGGCCATTGGCGTCTGTCCGGCCTTGATACGCTCCCACCAATCTGGACAGGCGAACCGCGGCAACGCCTCAATGGCGAGCATTTTGCGCGGCTGCTTCGCTTTCGAGCTCGGCCATCAGATCGGCGTCTGCGGCATGGGCGCGCTGCTCGTCGATCATCTTCTTGCCAACCTTGTCTTTCGATGCCGCCGGCTGGTCGCTGCCCTTGCCCATGGAAGCCTCGATCGTCATG